CCGTAGCCGAACTCGAACCTAGTGCAGTGACGATTACCGCCGAAAATCTTGACGTTCTTAAGACCGGCAGTGTGCTGCGCGTTGTCCGTATAGACCATCGAAGTGCCGGTTGCGCCGTTTGTCGCCGTCGTAAAGATTTGCAAGTTCTCAAGTCTAGCGCCGAACGAAGCCATCGGCTGCGTGCCGACTGCAACGTTGCCGGCCAGTGCGCCGTTCACAGCCACTCGCGTGACCGTTCTGAACTGCGTACCAAGAGACGCGTATGCGCCAGCAGTAGCACCGGCAACAGAAGCGTTGATAGCTGCGCCCAAGGCGTTCGTGCCGTACACTGTGAATGTACGAGCAGTCTCGTTAGCGACACACAGGATGCGAATGTTCCGTAGCGTGAGGTACTTCGCAACACCGCCTAAAGCAATAAGACCGTTGATAACGAGGTCGCCCGCACTACCGCGCGTCTGCGTGTCGCAGATGTCGTACGTATTACCCGGCGTACCTAGTCGGATGAAGGTGCTTCCACCCGCAAAGGTGTCCTTCATCTTGATCACAGTTGAGAACACGCCCTTGCCGAGCAAGCGCACACCGTCGTGCACGGTGATCGGACTACCGACAACGCCCGTGCCCTTGGGCAACAGAACGTCGGTGCCGCAGCCGCCACCAGAGTCAACGCCAGTGCCGAAGCCATCGCCCGCGAAGTTAATCGCGTTCTGTAGTGCTACAGCATTGTCCGTTGTGCCGGCGTCGCCGTTCGTCCAGTCGGCCTTGTAGCCGAATGCGCGGGCATCAACGCCAGCGGCGGTCGGAACGTAAACCCACCAGCCGCCATTCGTGGCGTCCGTCGAGCCATCAGGCATGAAGCGGTCAGCCGATCTCACGCCGCCGTAGTCGGGCTGCGGCGCCACTCGGGTGAGCAGAAACACGTCGCAGTCGCCAGGCGAGGCGTAGCCGAGGCACGCAACCACCTTCTCGGTGACAGGCACAGTGGCCGCCGCCAGAGCCACGCGGGTGCGATACATGGCGCCCAACGAGTTGGCGAGCACGAACGCGGTGGTCGCGATCTGGTTGGTGTTCGTCCCAGCAGCCGCAGTAGGCGCGGTGGGGGTGCCGGTGAGGGCCGGCGAGTTGAGGTCGGCCTTGTTCACCATGCCCGCAGCCGCCGTAACAGCCGTGTCTCGCGCAGTCTCGGCAGCGACCCTGTCAGCGTCGGCACTCGACGCGTCGGTTGACGCAGAAGCCGCAGCAGCAACTGCCTCGTCCCGGTACTGACCGATGTTGAGATCGAAGTAGCTCTTGGTGACGGCGTCCTGAGCATCGACGGGGTTGCCCACGTTGATGACGCGAGCGCCATGCGCGTCCATTCGCCCCTGAAGGTCGATGGTGATGGCGTTGTCGAGCGCGTCGGTCGCCTCCTGCTCGATGTAGAGCAGCTGCGCCGTCATGAGATCGAGGTCACTCTCGGTGAGCGTCGAGGAGTCCGAGAAGTTGACCATCGCGGTTTCGTTGGGCGTCTGTCGGCGAACCAGCACGTAGCTTCCGTTGACCGGAGCGACCGAGGTCTGCACGAGACCGGCGTTGAGCCACACGAAGGTGGCCGCGACACCGTCAACAAAGACAGAGACGTGCCCGCTGCTGATGTAGGGGAACGGAACAGCGAAGTTCTTGTTCGACCCGTCGCCAGTGTAGGAGGCGAAAGAGAGCGCCATTGATTGGGATGTCCTGAATGCAAAAGGAAAGGCCCCGCTCCGGTGCGGAACGAGGCCCTTGGGTTGGATTGCAGAGAGGAGCGGTTAGCGCGGCTTGCGCGTCTCCTTCTCGGGAAGATTGCTGATGAACGTGTTGTAGGTGTTCATCCACGGCAGGAAGTTCTGGAACGGCGTCACAGACAGCAGGCGTCGAGCGTCGGGCTGCGTGAACGGGCTTCCGCGCGTCACCGTCTCGCCGACACCACCGATGCCCTTGTGGAGCTTGTCGATGAGGTCCAGCGTCGGGTTACCGAGCGCCGAGGCCGTGAGGCCCGAAGAGCGGGTGTCGAAGAGCGGGTCGTAGCCAAGAGCACCAGCGCCGAAGTCGATGCCCATCGGCATGAACGATGCCCACCCGGCGCGCTGGAAGGTCGCTTCCGCGATCTTCGTCGGCGTCAGTCGGTCACTGAGAAACTTCTCGCGGTCGGAACGTCCGATGGACTGGAGGTGCGTCTGCCCGATGTAGACGGCAGAGCCCAGAGCGCACGAGGCCGTGAAGCCAACGAACGATTCCCAGTCGCGCATGTTGATGCCGTAGAGGAACTGCTTCGACCACGAAGCCAGCATGAACGCCCTGAACTGGAAGATCATCTTGCCGAGGTCGCTGCTGAAGAACATGTTCGATTGACCGAGGTCGTTCTCCTGCACCAGCCGGCGAGACATACGCCAGAGTGAGTTCTCGAAGGCGTTGCGCACTTCCGGGTGCCACGCGTCGAAGTTCAGGTCTTTGATCTTGCCGACCCGCACTTCACTGTCGTGATACTGCACCTTGGTCCGCAGCTCGTTCTGCACGCGGGTGACCATGTCGTCGCTCAAGCCCATCGCACGGAGGCGCGGCAGGTTGGCGTTGGTTGCACCCGAGGCCTCGTTGATGAGACGCGCGAGTGAAGCCTTGGCGGCCCAGCGTTGCAGATAGACGTTGACCGGGGCCATGAACGACATGACGTTGACGGCGCGCTTGCCCTTCTCCATCACGGCTTCTGCCTTGTCGAGCATCGAGCCGGTCGGAGAGGTCATCGTGTGTTCGCCGAAGTCGTCGAAGCGATTGTGCGCAGCGCCGCGCATCCAGTCGGTGCCGCCCTGCGTGATGTACTCCAGCTCGCTCGCCAGCTCGTCGTTGACCTTGCCGGTCTTCGCGTTGCGCCAGAGCGAACGGAGAGACGGCATGCCTTCGAGAGCTGCACGGAAGCCGGCCTGACCGACGAGCTGCCCAGCGTCACCGATCTGCGCGAAGCCAACTTGGTTCATCACGCGGATGAAGTTGTAGTCGCGCAAGAGGCGCATCCACTGGTTCGAGGGCTTGCCCGTCCCGGTGATTGCGTCGTGGATGAAGTTGAGGCGCGTCAGGTCTTTGTCGCGGAGCTTCACGTCGTGGCCGGTCTCGTCGGAGACGGATGCCACCTGCTTCATGAGGGTGTCCCACTCACTGCGCTTGGTGATGCCATCCACGAGATACTGAGGTGCACTCTCGGGGTTCAGCTTCCACTTCGGGTTCTCGATGCGGAGCCGTGCCATCGCCACCTGACCGGACATTTGCCGGTTGTACATCTGGAACAGCTTGAAGCTATCGTTCTCGAAGATGTCAGCCAGGCGAACGTTGACCACCTCGCCGCTCACGTTGTCCTTCAGGACGCCGTGGAAGTTCTCATCCATCAGCGTGCGGTGCTTCGTGCGGGACACGCCGCCCTCGCCCGGTCCCTGCTGGAAGCGAGCGACGAACGTACGGGCCTCGTCGTTGGACAGGCCAGTGCTCTCGGTGAGCGCGTGGATCAAACCGTCCACGTCTTCGCCGAACATGGCGCGACCACCACTCAGCTCCTGACCGGCCTGCACGTCGCGGAGACGCTTGTACCAGCCAGCACCGATGCGGTCAGCGAGAGCGCGATCGATGTCGGGGTTGAGCCCGCGGATTGCGTCAGCGATGAACGAGCCGATCTGGCGGTCGCCGAAGCGCTCCGTCCAGCCCTGAAACTTCTCACGGCTGATGATGCGGGGAACGTAGTTGCCGTTCTGTGGCACGTCAGGTGACAACACGGGCCGGCGAGTGGTGCCGTCGAGGACACCGGGGTTCACCAGCAGATCGTGGTAGTCAGCGTAGAGCTTCGCGTTCGATGCGGCTTGCTTCTGCACTGCCGGGTGGAACGTGACGGACGGGTCTTGGTTGCGGATGGCATCCGTAACGGCCTGCCTGAACTCGCCCTCGCGGGACTGACGTTCGGCCCAGTTGAGCTTGAGGTCGTCGGCCCACGCCTTGAAGTTCGAGGTGGCCTCTTGCATGAAGCGCGTCTCGAAGCCGAGCTGCACCTTGCGCTGCGTCTCGGAGGTGGAGAACGGGGTCTCCAGTCCCTTCGCGCGGCCGACTGCGTCCTCGACCAGATGGGCGCCGAGCAGCCGGGAGCTGACGTTGTCAGACGTGCCGAGCTGAGCGGAGAGGTCGTAGCGCGCCTTGCCGAAGACGGACTTCGGTGCAGCGTCCTCGACGGGGGCGCCGAGCCAGTCGTAGGTGTCGGTGCGGACAGCCATGCGCGGGGATGCCTGAGCGGCGCCAATGCTGGCCTCGCCCTTGATCGCCTGCGTCTCAATGTCCTGCATCATGCTCTTGCCGATGCGGGCGCCCTGCTCTGCCAGATCGGCAGCGGCGGGGTTACGCGCGAGCGCACCGAACGCAGAGCCCAGCACCATGCCGCCAGCGCCTGCGTAGAGCAGATCGACGGGGTGCGAGGTGGGCCTGTTGAGCACCGAGGGGGCAACCTGAGCGACACCGCCAGCAGCGCCTTCGGCTGCACGGGCGAGGATGACGCCGAGGCGGCCACCCTTGGCGAGGCCGGCGACGGGGGCGGCAACAGCCGCAGCAGCCCAGCCGGCCGGGTCCACGATGGCACCGAACAGCTTGAGCGCGGTGCCAGTGTTGCCGAGAGCCGCCATGTCGCGCTCGTAGCCCATGTCCTTGAGCATCTCGTTGCGCAGCCACATGGCGTGGCCTTCAGAGTGAGCGCGGTCGAAGTAGCCCCAGTTCTCTTCGGGGATGCCCTCGGTGACCTTCTTGTAGGTCTCGGGGGTCCACCGGAAGTCGGGATTGGGGACGTACTTATCGTCGCCGTGGAAGGCCCACTTCAGTGCGCTCTCGTTGGTGACGGCAGAAATAACAGCCTCGCCGAATGCCGGCGCTGCTGACGATGCGTCCTTCTGAGCGTCGCGGATTTCGTTTCGCGTGACAGGCTCAGGTGGGCGCGTGGTGTCCGAGGAGAGGCGTGCGCCTTCAACAGGCGGCACGTCTGCGGGGACGTTAACGGTTCGCTGGGTCGGTGTGTAGCTGTCGCTGTACGGGCTGACGCCACCGCTGACACGATCTGCCCAGGCGCGGAGTTCTCCAGCGGTCCTGTACTTGCCGAAGACGCTGGGGTTGGCAGCGTACGAAGACGGCTGCACGATCTGCTGCACGGGCGTGTCGTCGGAAGCCTTCACGACGCGCGGAGCGTCTCCGGTCCCGAGGAAGTGAGCGAGATAAGCCTCGCCACCTGAAACGCGCCGACCGAGCGCGCCCTGCATCAGGTCTAGGTTTTCTTTGGTGAACCGCGGGATGCCCCGAGCTTGCTGCTCAGGGTCATACCGGTTGGTGAGACCGAGGTCGGGGTTGCGCTTGGACAGCCCCTCCCACGTTCCCTTGATGAATTGAAAGGGACCAGAGGCCGAGGTCGTCTCGTTGCCGATGTTCTTGAACCCGCTCTCCTGACCACCTACGCGGCGCAAGAAGTCGGGGTTCACTCCATCCTTCGCGGACTGCTCTTCGAGCGAGCCCCACCAAGACGGCAGTTGGCCTTCAGCCATGTTTCAATCCTTGTGTTAAAGCGGTGGAGTGTCGAACGGCGATGCCGGCGACGTGTCCTGTTTCTTTAGTGACGCATCGGGCGCCTTGCCGTGCTTCGATCTGAAGTCAGCCAAGTCCTTCTCGCGGCGTGCGCGGTCGGCCTTGCCGATGCCAGAGGCTCCGTTCGAGAGCACATATTCCTCGTTGTCGAAGAACTTGTAGCGGTCGAGCAGAGTGTTGTCGGCCTGAACGTTGAGCTGCTTGGCCTTCTCTTCCTGCGCCTTCGCGACGCGGGCCTTCTCGAAGTCCATCAGCTTGGGCATGTCGAAGATGCCTTCCGGGTGATCGACGATCATGCCGGGGGACTTCTTCACGACGATGCGCCACTGCCCTGCGCCGTTGCCAATCGGCTGCACGGTGAGGTCGGACGCGGTCACGCCCTCCTTCTCTCCGTACTTCTCCGCGTAGTCGGCGATGTACTTCTGAGCCATGTCGGGGAACGACGCGGGGATGGCCCGGTCTCCGGTGCGGACGAGGTAGTTGTTTACGTTCACGTAGTTGGCCTGAACGCGCTTCTTGGCTTCCTCGACGGCAACCGTGGGGCTTGCACCGAGCTTGGAGAAATACTTCGCAGCCTGCTCGATCTGGGGTCCGATCTCACCAGCGTTGTCCGGTGTGCCGTTCATCACGATACCGGGCACGGTGCTCTTCACCGCGGAAGAGATGTCGTCGAACTTCTGCTTCCAGTAAGGGCTCTCGTACTTCGTCGGGTCTTTGTTGACCTCCATCGCGTTGATGGCAGCGGTGCGCTTGTCGAAGCCGGCCACCTGCGTGCCGAACCGAACGGCCTCGTAGAAGTTCATCGAGTCGTCGTCGAGGTGCTTCTTGAGGAGCTGCGGGTTCTTCGCGTAGAGCTGCTCGTAGAGCGAGGTGGCCTGATCGAACCCAGCGGGCAACTTATTGCCACTGAGGTTGGCCGCAGAGCCCTGAACGTATCCACGCTTGAGCAGATCGGTCCACTGAGGGTTCTCCTCGCCGTTCATGCCAAACCAGTTGGCTTCACGGTCGAAGGTCTGCTCAGGCGCCTCGCGGCGGTCCCTTGCAACGGCGGGCGAGCGACGCAGATAGTTGCTCACGACTTCCTCGCGGATGTCCTTCGCGCTCATCGTCTTCGTGTTGCCGTGCTCATCGGTCACCTGCTGGTCCTTCACAGACCAGAGATTGCCACCGCCAGAGAGCACCGCGGCTTCACCGATGATGCCGTTGCGCTGACCTTCGGCCAACTGACGTGCACGCTGCTTCTCTTCGAGAGCGGACACTTCCTTGCGCCGAGCTTCCAGCACGGCATCACTGCGGTGCTTGAGAGAGATCACCTGCTCGTCGGTGAACCGGCCCTTGGTGGACTGGTGCTCGTCGATCAGTGTCTCGTAGGCCTTCTGGTCGATCAGGCCCTGCTGGGCCTTCTCGTCCCACGACATGTGACTGTCGAAGGCGGTCTGGCGATTGTGCTGGCGAATTTCCTTGTCGGCTGCATCGAGCAGCGTCACGGACTTGTCGGCATACTGCCGGTTGTTGGCCAGCGTGCCGAGCTTGAAGCCGTCAGGCGCCACGCGCTCGTCGTTGAGCAGCTTCTCCACCACCTCCTTCTGGAGCTGGGGATTGGCCGAGGTCGAGATGCCCTTGGTCAGGGTCGCGGCGATGCGGAAGACTTCGGCGTCCTGCTCAGCGTACGGGACGTTCAGCAGTTGCTTGTTGCCGGCGTAGGTCGAGCGCAGGTTGCCGACGATCTCGTCAGCCGACTTGCCGGCTCCGATGCCCTGCCCGATGATCGCGGTGCCAATCTCGTAGACACCTTGGCGCACTTCGGTGCTGACACGGTCTGACTTGTAGCCGGCCTGATCGTTCCTGATCTTGTTGGCCTGCGGCGTGAAGACCGAAGTGAAGCCCGACACGAAGTGCTTGTCGTTGCCATACTGGTCGAGCACGGGCTTGGCCACGTCAGCGGTGAGCCGCTCAACGTCGCCGCTGTCCTTGTTGAAGCCGTTGGAATACTGGTCGGTCAGCTCCTGTGACTTCCTGAGAGCGACACGCTGGCCGAACTGCTTCATGAACGCAGCCTTGAACCAAGGGCTCTGCATCTCGCTCATGTTGCCGTCTTGGACAGCCTTCTGCGCTTCGTCGAAAGTCATGCCGCCGATCTTGCCGGCCGCCGCTGCTTCCTGCTTGGACTTGTCTTCGTCCATGTAGGTGCCAGCGAAGTTGTTCAGCGCGGGATTGATCTGGCCGAGGGCCGCCGCGAGCTGTCGAAGGTCAGAGCCCGCAGCCTGGGTGTTGTCTTCAGGGCGCGAGTAGATGCTGACGGGCGATGCTTTAGGTGAGAGATCGGGCGCGGGCCGATTGGGGGCAACCTGTGCCCGTGTGCCCGCGCGCTCCGTGTCACTGGTGCCGTCGCGTTGGAACGGCGTTAGTCCTGCAACTCGTGCCACAGGCGTCTCCTTACTTGGTCATCTTCATGTAGCTGGTGCCGGCGTTGAGTCCCGCCGAGGCGATGTTGAGGCCGAGAGCGAGGCCGTTGGGGGCGACGCCCTTCTTCACCGAATTGGTGCGGTCGATCCTCCGCGCTTCAATGCCCTGCTGCTCTGTCGCGAGCTGCGTGAGGGTCATCTCTTCGTTGTGCTTGATGCGGTCGTTGGTTCGACCACCGGCACCGTAGATGTCGTTGATGAGGCTCTCGACCGACAGGCCAGTGACGCCGGCCTCGCCTGCGCCCACCGTTGCGGTGGCGACCTTGGCGCGGGTGTCGAGCATGTTGTCGAAGCTCTTCTCGCCGGCAGCGTCGCGCTCCTGCTCCATGCGCAGACCGTTCTGCTGCATCTCGGCAGTGTACGAGCGCTTAGCGTTCGCTGCGTTGTTCGCGTAGAGTTGGTTCTGCGCATCGGCCTGCTCGTTGGCGGCCTGATACTGCATCACAGAGGAACCTGCCGAGACCATGAACGAGGTCACGGCGAGGCTGATGGGGTCACACATGACAGTCTCACAAATTCCAGAAATGGGCGGCGCTCGTGTCCGAACGCAGCGTGACGATTGATGAAGACGCAGCCGTGCCACTGGAGGAAACGGACGTGCGCGGTGTTGCGCTCATCGACGAGGTTCCAGAGCACGCGGTACTGCTGAGAAAACTTGGCGAACCACTTCAGGCTCTCCTTGAGGAAGCCCACGCGGTTCTGTTGCAGACCCTTCGCGCACAGCAGCCAGATGGCGCCTACGTCGGGGTCGGGTGTGGAGCGGATGCCCCAGATGCAGATAGGCTTGTCCAGTGCTTTGCGATTGCACAGGACGAGGCACTCGTCTGACAGCTCGATGCCGCCGAGGAGAGCATCGACAATGGCAAGGCCACTGGCAGCTTTCACTTCGGCGGCATCTTCTGGGAGCAGTCGAGTAGCGAGGTAGATCGCATCAGCGCGTGTTGCGCGCCTCGCTACTACGGACATCAGATTCTCCTTGAGCGGATGACGAACATGCCTTCCCAGTCCGCACTGAGCGCGGCGAAGGGAAGAAACTCGTCGCTGGTAATCTCGATGGTCACGTCCCTGTTGCGGGCCATGATCGACACGGGGAGCACACCGTCCGTCAGAGAGACCTGACCGAGCAGCGACAGGCTGTTGCCCACCTGCCGGCCAGACATGACCGAGGTGTAGGTGTCCCTGCCCCGTGGCGTGACGAGCACCTTGAAGTACCCGCTGCGTCCGTAGGTGATGCTCATGCGACGGACGTTGATGCGCCCTTCGCTGATCGTGGTCGCCCCGCCACCGCTGGCCTGCTCGCGTATCTCCAGTTGGGAGAACACATAGCGAGACACGATGCGGCGGCCGAACCTGAAGTGGCCCAGAAGTCCGACATCAGTGACCACGAGGTTGTTGCCTCCGGTGATCGTGAAGCCGACCTTGCGGCCAACCTTGAAGCTCGTGTTGCCTTCCCACGCCACCAGCTCGAAGTTCTCCGGGTCCGTAACAGCGTACGGAAGGGTGAACGTCGTTTGGCCGATGGTGTCGTTGTAGGCAAACGAGCTGACCTTGGTCTCATCCACGGTTCTGTCGAGATGGACGGAGAACAGTTGGCTCCCGTCAGTGTTCGACGAGTTGACCGGGATGGTCTCCATGTAGACGCCGTCCGACCGGCTGATCAGCAAGTGCAGATCGCTGCCGATGAAGTCAGCGTTGAGCACCGAAGCGCCGTCGCTGAAGGTCCACTCGTGCCACGCCGATTGCAGCTTGCTTTCACCAGAGATGTAGAACTGGTAGATGAAGAGCTTCGACGGGGCGTTGTGCGAGAGTGCGACGAGCATGCTCTCGGTGTTGGACGACGCGATCTTGAACACGCCACTCGGGAGATACTTCGGGACATGCGAGGTGATGTCCTGAGCTGCCTTCGTCTGCGTGTACTCGTCGATGCCGAACTCGCGTACCGTTGAGTTGGTGCCGCGGCTCTGGACGAAGTAGACGAAGTTTCCGACCGCGACCGGCTTGGTGCCGCTGTCGCACTCGAACTCCGTGGTCGGGGTGAGCGAGGCGGTCTTGACGGTCAGGATGTCGTTCGTCTTGCCCAGCATGAACTGCATCTGATCTGAGAACAGAAGCAGCGTCTCGTTCCAAGGCACGGCATGGTTTAGCACAGCAACCTTCGTGCTCGACACGCCGAGGTCGATGGGGTCGGTGTCCAAGATTTGGATGGCCGAGCCCTTGAAGAAGTTGAAGTAGTCGCCGGCAGTCGAGAGCACGATGTTCTCGTCCGAGAGGAGACCGAGGCGGTTCCGGTGGAAGAACACGTCGTTGATGGTGCGCCCGACGAACGAAGGCATCGGGTTGGACTTGGCGAGATCGCCGACCTTGCGGGGCTCCCAGTCAGCCGGCTTGAAGTCGAACGTGCCGTCAGACTTGCGCACGAGCACGTAAGGCATCGTGGTCGCATCGAGACTGCGCACCTCGCTGGGCTTGCAGGTTTCTTTCCAGACGCCGCCGTATGGGTTGCCAGCGTCAGAGATGAACTCGACCCAATACGACGTGTTGAACGAGCCGCCCTCACCTTGCACCTCGGTCTTGAAACCGGGGAAGCCCTTAGCGGGCAGATTGGTGAACCGCTGCGTCACTCCCTTGATCAACATCATGCCGGTATCACCGACCGAGTCATAGGCGCTGATGGTGAAGTCGGCGCCATTCACTCGCGCGATGCGGATGCTGGAGCCGTTGCTCTGGATGACGTAGTTGGAGAACGAGCTGCCCATAGCCGTGGTCAAGCTGCTCGTTCCGGTGCCGGTGCCGTTGATCAGGTTCGAGACGATGTTGTCTGTCGCCACGGTCTGAGGATTGGTCTGAGCGTCGCCGGTTACCTGCGCGGCGTCGAAGCCGTCAACCGTCAAGCCGTACTTCGAGTTCACCTGAGCCTGCTTGACCCACACCAGCGCCTCGAACGGGCGCGTGGGGACGAGGTCCGCAGCGTTCTGGGCCACGACCTTCCGCTTGTTCAGGATGAGCGTGTAGTCGGCCACGGTGAGCGCGGAGAAGTCATCGGCGGGCGAGCTGGACGTGAGATACGCAGCAGCGCCGGTTCCGAGCGTGACGGTCTTCTCGACACCGTTGAGGTCGAAGACCCTGATGGTGCCGCCGAAGATGGCCACGCGGTAGCGTTCGGTCTCATCGCGGTTGATCAGGTGCGTGAACGCGTTCGTGAGCGGAGTGCTCAGTATCTTCGCGCGGTGCTTGGAGCCGTTGCGCTTGCACAGGCCGTCCACGACCGAGCTGAGACAGTTCTCCTGAAGCTCGCACTGAGAGGCGAGCCTGAGAGCGCTGGGCTGCTGGCTGACGCCGTTGATCAGGTTGGCGATGGTGCTTGATATGAGGCTCATCGTGCGAGCACCCGAGCGACCGCCCAGTTGTCGAGCATGCGGTAGTCCGCGGTCTCGGCCTCGTGGTTCTGAAGAGCCACTAGAGCGCGCATCTCATCCTGCTGCTGGAAGCCAGACAGCTCCACTGAGCCGACCGAGTTCTGCTGGAAGCGACGCGCTGCGCGGAGCACGATGTAGTTGCGAGCGGCTTCGGGGAGTTCCTCGAAGTCCAGCATCACAACCAGATCAACGAACAGCGGGCGGCTGAATGCGTAGGTGTGATTGACGCGGTCGTACAAACGGGTGCCGCGCCAGGCGACGTCGATGTCAGCGTCAGTGCCCGTCGTGTCCACCTTCAGTGTGTTCGCGGGCAGCTTGATGTTGCCGTCAGTGTCCGGGGCGATGCTGAAGTTGGTCTCGGTGTTCCAGTGCCAGCCATCCTTCTGCACTTCGCGGCTGACGTTAACGAGCGTGCGGAGCGCGACCGCAGCATCGACGAGCCCGTTGTCTTCGACGCGGTTGACCGGCGCCTCGCCGATGGCGAAGAGCATCTGGTTGACGGCTTCGAGTGTCGTCGTAGTGGTGAGAGAGGTTGCCACTGTGGTCTCCAAGAGAACGAAAAAAAGGGACGGCCCCGAAGGACCGCCCCATTGCGCCTAAGCGCGACTACCCACAGGTGGATAGGTTTAGACCGGCGAGAGACCCTGCACGACCTCGACCACGCCCTCGGGACGCAGCGAGCCGTGGCCGACCGCGTACTTCGCGACCATGAGGGTGCCCTGACGACGGATGTCGTAAGCAGCCTCCATGCCGAGATCGAGCAGCTTCACCGTGGCGACTGCCGACTTGTGCATGATGAGACCAGCGGTCTTCGTGAAGTCGCCGGCATACTTGTTGCCGGTGCCGGCCGAGAGCGTGCCGTTGGCAACGTTCGTCGAGGGCAGGTTCGTGGTCTTCACGATGTCGATGCCAGCGATGCGGAAGATCTTGCCGTCGCTGTAAGCACCCGCACCACCCCACAGGCTGTTGATGGTGTCCTTCGCCTGGATGAGGGCGTAGTACTGACCCGGCCGGCAGAAGAAGACACGGCCTTCGGTGGGCACGTTGTTGTTGTCGAGGATTTCCGCAGCCTTGAACATCGCGTATGCAATGTCGAGACCGACCGTCAGGAAGTCCTTCGTCGCGGGACCGCCGAGCGGGCCGTTGTAGATCGAGGAACCACCCGGCAGACCGGTGACGAACGCCGAAGCGCGCGCGGTCTTCGTGGCCATCTGGAGGATGTGCTTGTCCATCTGCGTGGCCAGCGCGCGACCCATCTCGGTCGAGTAGACCGAACGGGCGTCGTAGTGCGCCTTGGCTTCGTCGATGTTCGCGATGAACGAGTGCGAGATCAGCAGATCGTCGATGGTGATGACGACTTCGTTGCCGTTGACCGTGAGGCCGGTGATCTCGTTGCCCGGAACATGGTACTCAGCGCCGATGCGGCCGAAGGTCGGGAACTGGGCCGACTTGCCGTTCGAGATCGTCTTCATCTGGGTATAGGCCAGAGCGACGTTG